CGTGGACGACCAATCCATTACCTCCAATGACGGCGCTAATCACTGAATTTGCTGCATCTACTACTGTAGTTACTACATCTCCTATTTGTTTGTCTAAGCCAGTAGATTGTTTATTTTCTGCTGCGGCATTTGCTTCACCATCAAACATGTGAGTTTCACTTGGAAGCACTTCCGGAGCCGCAACGCCATACACATAAGCCCAAGAAGCTAGTGGATGCTCGCGACCGCCTTTGTCAGGTACAGCTAGTGCAAAGGGGATTTCTTGAGTTGTAGTTAAATAAATTGAAGCTGCATCTTCGTTAATATCTTCTAGATCATACAGATCTGTTTTAACTTTATTTTTTGAAACAATCTCGTTGTTTACTCTTATTGTTATGATTGAATCCCCCGGTTTACCTCTCCGCTTAGCTGTCCAAGTGGGTCCAGAGTCTGCGCTAGCGTCAGTTGGGGTACTTCCAAAGCGAATTGAATTACCAAAACGACCTTGTAGTATATAATCACCCTCAAATGGCTGCATTTGTTTGTGTATTACTGGTGAGCTAGCACCGTCTTTAAACACTTTAAGGTTTGATATTCTTGTATCAAAGCGTGTGTCTACTTGTTGGGTTGGTATCGGTAGTAATCCCCTTAGTCTCGCCGGTGATATTCCTACGTAGGGGGATGAATTGTTTGTTACGTTTGCAGTATTAGTTATTACTGGGCCATAGAAGTATCCAGGAACGAGTTGTAGTGATGGTGTTATCTTGTCTTGGTATGCATAATACACTAATACTTGCTCTCCTGGTAGGGGTATTTTGAAGTTTGAGCGATCTGCAGGACGTGCTATCAGACCCTTTTCTGGTTTATTAATATCTGTGATGTGGGGCCCGAAGACATCGCGGAACTTTATTGTACCTACGTTTTCGTCAGATCCCTTGTGTAGCTCAGAATTGCTAGAATCTAAGCACACATCCAACACATGTCCAATTATTATTTTGGGAGTAGGAACAAATTGCGTAATAGTAGCTGTTTTTCCTCCTCCAAAAAGACCACCAAATCCGCCAAAAGATCCCATATTTTAGTTTTTATCTAGCAACTCTTGAGCTGCTGCTAGTAGTTGTTGTTTTTCATCTTCTGATAAACTATCACCATCTGTGTTTCCACCTCTGTCATTAGAAGCAAGCAACCTTTGTACAATTGCTGTCAATTTGACAAGATTGTCGTCGTTCTTTACAGATACCTCTAAGTACTCCTTAATTAAGGGAACCATCATAGAAGCATCAGTCATATTACGAATCATTGGCTTTAGCTGATCAATTAATCCTGTTATTTGAACTTCTTTTTTTTTAGTATTGTTGTAAATATCTCTCATTAAGTCTGAGAAAGATTTATTATCAAAAAGTATTTGATCTTTATCCATAACGCTATTGTTTAATAATAAATAGCTCGTAAATAGAAATTAAGGATGAACTTGTGTCTCTTCTAGTTCTTGTATGTATTGTCTTATTTTTCTTATTTGTACTCCTGCAATCCACGCTTCTCTGTTTTTATAAAAACCACACTCTTCTAGAAGTTGTCTATTAATAGTTTTTGGATCAAACTCAAAGGCACGTAGATTTGGTCCTCCACCAACGTTTTCCCACGCTTTAATGTCTTTGAGTAGTAGGGTAATTAACTCTTCTTTAGATACTGATATGATCACAAATCATATTTTTTGTCTTTTGGAATATAACCTAATTCAATAAAATCACTAAGAATCTTTTTATAAGTTTCTTTCATTTGCTTAACAATTTTTGTAATTTGTTGAGTTGTTGCATTAGTCATTTCGCGAATATAAACATATAGTGCTTTTTTATTAAAGAGTTCAATGTGATCTCGACGGCGAAATAACTCTAGAACTGCTTCAGCTAACTGACGATCTCTTTTCTTTGTGTAATAATAATCAATATTAATATCCCAATATTTTAAATACTGATTGAAGAATTCTTCTAACATTATTTGATCGGGATCCTCCTGCTCTGATAACTCATAATTTTCATCAATATCTACTCGCTTATGCTCAAGTAGTTTTTTATAGTTTTTTCTATTTTTTAGAATGCAATAATTTTTAGCTACAATGCTAAAATAGCTAAATGCTTTACTTCCTTTTGACGGATCAAATTTAGGCAACTTTTCTACAAGAAAAGATACAACCTCATGTTGCACTTGATCGAGAGGCACGTTGTCTGTATAATAGAATTTAAAAGTGTGTATTATGTTTTCAACCAACTTTTCCATTGGTTGTTTAATTTCCCTTTCGTATATTATGCTTTTTTGTGCAAAGTCGTCAGTGTTATTATATTTTGTTATACTAACATCAACCTCTGGACCAAAATATTGCTTTTTACTTTTTTTTGCTCTTCTCTTTTTCGGCTCTGGTGTTGACATATTTTTCGATAAAATCATTAAGGTCTTTGACATTGTTTTTTATTTCATTAAAAATTACTCCTACTTCATCATCTATCTGAAAAGACCCTCTACGGTCAATTTCCAACATTTGATCGTGTGTTGCTTTTGTTCTTATTGCAATAGCACCAATAAGTTGCACATACATTTCTGTATACTTCATTAGTGCACTATACTTCTTATTTTGCACATATACAAGATAAATCACGATTAAGTTAGTAATTAATAATACGGCTGCAGCTATCATCATGCTTCGTCGGTTTTAAATAAAGAATCAAATACATTTTTTAATGCTTCTTTGTTTTCTTCAGTAGCGTTATCTATGCTAAAGGTAGATTTCTTAACCTTCTTTGTGTTGTAATTTGAATCTGTTTCTGGTTGTTCTGTTTTATTTTTTTCAATACGAGATGCCATTAGATCTGCTTGATGCAGAATATATGGTAAATTTGTACGTAAAGAGCTGTCTGGATTAAAGTTAATATAATAAGGTTTATTAGCTTCTTCATACAATCCATCATGCAGTTTAATTCCAAACCACTCATTCTCAGTTATTGGAATGAGTCTATCAGTTAACAATTTCAAACTTCTGTCTGGTACAGTCATAAAGGCATTAGCTGGATTATTAGTATATAGCTTACCTAAGTTTTTTCTATGCCAATCTGACGGATTATGTATGTATTGCTCAGCTTCTTCTGTTCCTATTTTGCCTAAATCATGACACACTGCTGCAAACATCAATTCCTCTCTAGCAAAATCTATTGTTGCTCCTAGATCCTCCCACAGCTGACAAACTTTTTCTGCACAATCCATTACGCGAATGATATGATCGACATAACCACCTACAAAGCAATTATGATAGTTTATATTACCACTAGCAGGCATAAGCATAATACGCTCTTGGTGATTGTTATGTAATTCAATTAACGCCTTAGCTTTAGTTGGTTCAATAGTGTTTTCTATCTTCAACATAAGTAGGTTGTAGTTTTCCAGTAACTGTTCAGCTGTATAGTTCATTATATTTGTTTTTGTAATTTTTTAATTTGGATTTCTAATTTACGACGATAAGTTGTTCGAGTTTCTTTTTTAACTTCTTTAAGAAGTTTGTTTATTTCAACTAAAACATCCTGCTTGTCGCTATCTCTTTGTGCTTTGGATCTTGTATCCTTTACTTTAACTTTTATTGGAGTTGGTGGGAGTGTGTTAAATAAATCAGGATGCTCTTCTCCTTTTATATACACCTTTCCGTTTTCATGTACGAATTGTTTCATGAATTTCCAACCAGGAGGATATCCAGTTGGCTTTTTTGATTTAGGTATATCTGCTGGGTCCCATAGATCTATTACGCATTCTGCACATAGATATCCTGTAACTGTTGTTGGCTTCTCTGCTTCAGTGCCACATACTTTACATTGAATTGTGTGATAAGTAACTTGTTTCTTCATAATCTGTATCTGTGAAATAAATATACAAATTATTTACACAATAAGCTAATTTAATGGAAAAGCATCTATTGGGAAAGCCTTCCATACTAATGCAAAATAAATAAAGCCCCTGCCTATGCGCTTTTTAGTACGATAAAAGCACCAATCACCATACACATAATAGTAATG